TCGTAAACAAAGCCATCCGCATTATAGGCTGCATTAAGGTGAGGGTTCTGCATAAACAAATTGGCGACAATGTCGTTAATCCAGATTTCCTTCTGAACCGCCATAAGCGATACTCCGGTGGGCATGGGGATAAACGAGGTCGCGGTCAAACCGGCAAATAAATACACAGGCGCAATTCCGGTTACGGCTCCTAAAACCGTGGCCGAAATAGCCATAAACAAGATTGATACTAAGAGAGATGCAATTTTTTTCATGATATGAAATGAATTAGAAATTAAAATTCCGAATGATTGGAGTAGAGATGGATTAAAACCCGTCTCTCACTTCCTATTTGCTGGCCGGCTTTTTCCCGAATTTCTGTTCGAACTTAGCCTCATACAAATCGTAATATTGAGCCCTCACGTGTTCAAGCTTGTTGCCACGATCCAGTTGGTCAAAACTCAACTTTTCCAACTCTTCCCGTTCCGACGGGGTACCCGTGCTTCCGGTTATATTGGCTAAGTTCTTGGCAGGAGCAATACCCAGCAAAGCTTTTTCAGCGTTTTCGGCATTGGCAGCAAAAAGCGATTTCCACATCTCCTTTTGCGACGCTACGATCCGTTTATCATTCACCGCCTGAGCAATCAACCCGTCTACGCGGGCAGTCTCAGCCAGTGCAGCTGCATTTTTAAAGCTGTCGAGTTGAGCAGTGAGCTGGTCAACTTCATTCGCTTTAGTCCGCCATCCTTCGACCTGGCCGAGGAAAGCATCCTCGGTGATATCATCACTGAGGTGGAATTGGTTTTTAATTTTCAGAAAATCCATATCTTTTGAGTGATTGGGTACGATTAAAACAGCAGCCAGGGATTGATAAAGCGACTGTAGAGACGGGTTTAAACCCGTCTGTATACTGGATGATAATTTCCCCATTTCAATCCGGTCTGCCAATTTTGCGGCTATAGCTTCTTCTGCGGTAAACCAGGTATCGGTATCCGCCATAAACTTAACCCGGCATTCTTCGGGGGTAAGTCCCGTCCGCAGCGAATAAATGTTGAGCATCGATCCTTCGAAGGTTTCCATCTCGTTGGCATCGGCCCGCAGTTGTGCGGCGTTGCCGTTGCTCTGACCTTGTATGCAATGGGTCATGATGCGGGCAAACGGCGACATTACAATTTCATCTGCCGCCAGGATAAAGATGCTGGCCATACTCGCGGCAACTCCTTCCACTTTTACAATTACACGCTTATCACATGTGTTTAGGGCCTGGAAAATAGCTAATCCCTCGAAGTACGATCCACCTGGACAATTAACGTGTACGGTTACGCTATCCCCGTCACACCAGTCCAATTGGCTTAGTATATCCCCCGCGGTGATCACATCATCATCGTCATCGTCATCGCGTGTTCCGATCGGTTTATAAATGTAAATATCTCCGTACATGGCTTACATTGCTTAAATGTTTAAGGGTGTCTGCGATTACTTTCACGCAAATTTTCAACTTATTCGCTCATGCTGCAAATCGCGTTTTTCTGTTGTCCGTAATACCGTAAAAATCGCAGTCTGTCAGACAATTTCGCGCTATTTCAACCAATAGAAAAACACGAATTGTCACTCAAAGGGGTAAGGTGTAAGTTTGTGATACATTAAAACCACGAACGATGGCCAAGAGCGAAATGACAATGACTATGCGTAAGGATTATGCGAGGATGTTATACCTCAAGGATAACCTTTCACAAGCCGAAATTGCTGTCCGTGTAGGTACCTCACCTCAAACGATTACAAAGTGGAAAGCCGAGGGTAATTGGGAGAGTTTAAAGGCAAATTTTGTAATCAGCCGCCAGGAGACGCTCAGCCGGACCTATGCGCAAATCAATCAAATCTTCGACTCTCTCGAGAGTAATGATCTGGAAGGAACCCGAGTGGTGCGTCTTATACAATCCAAGGAAGCCGATACATTATCCAAATTAGCGTCAACGGCAAAAAACCTTGAGACCGAGCTCTCAATATCGATATACATCGATGTGTTTATCAAGTTCGGCAACTGGCTTCGCGATGCCGATTTTACCCTGTCCAAAAAAATGGTCGAGTTACAAGACGCCTTCATTAAAGAGCAATTAAGAAACGTTTAAACGATGAAAATAGAGACTAGATTTAATGTAGGAGACAATGTTGTAACTATTAATTATGATAGGATTACAACTCTTCAAATAGTGGCTATTGAATGCCATAAAACTAAAAATTATCTCAATATCAAATATACCCTATTAGTCAGTAAATCAATTGATCTTAGTTCGAAAGACTTAATAGTTGTGAAAGATGAGAGGGAGTGCTTTGAATCAATCCAGGAGCAGGCAGACTTTTATAAAACAAATTGTATCTAAATGGCTAAGATTAAACGATATACAGGGTATCATAACGAATTGGGTTTTATGTGTCCAGGATGCAAAACAAGGCACTTCATTCATGATTGTGAAACCACAAATCCTGATGTTTTAAATGAGATTCCACGTATGCATATTTGGACGTTTAACGGAGACTTTGATAATCCTACAATTCGAGATTCTGTTTTAGTAAGGCATTATGACTTCAATCCAAATTCAGAAAATCATGATATAGAAGTTAGGTGCCATTCATTTATAACTAATGGCATGATTGAATTTTTACCTGATTGTCAACATGCTTTAGCTAATCAAACAGTTGAATTACCAACTATATAATTATTAAAATGGCCCCAAAATCCACCAAAGATCAGATCGAACGCTGGGAAGCCTATCGCGACAATCTCATGCGCAGCACTCCGCTTCCCCAGGAGGATGAGCTAACGCGCCGTGCCCGCATTGCCAAGTTCGAGAAGAACTCCGAGAGTTGGTTTGCCTATTATTTTCCGGCCTATTATTCAAGCCCTTCAGCTCCCTTTCATCGAAAAGCAACGGACCGGCTATTGAAAAACAACCGTTGGTACGAAGTTCGCCGCTGGAGCCGGGAGCTTGCCAAATCAACCCGGGGAATGATGGAAGATCTTTACATGGCCATGACCGGTCGCGCCCGTAACTTTCTCCTGGTATCGCATACCTACGACAATGCCGAAGAATTACTGATGCCGTATATGATTAACCTCGAGAGCAATGCGAGGCTAATTTCCGATTATGGCCTTCAGCGCGGATTCCGCCAGTGGGAAATGGGTGATTTCGTCACCCGCCAATCATGTAGTTTCCGGGCAATAGGTGCAGGGCAGTCCCCGCGTGGTACACGTAACGAGGCTGTCCGTCCGGATGTGATCCGGATCGACGATATTGATACGGATGAGCGGTGCCGCAACGAAAAGCGGGTGTCAGATACATGGGACTGGGTCGAACAGGCACTCATCCCAACCGTTTCCGTAAGTGGAAATGTGCGGATTGTATTCCAGGGAAACCTGATTTCAAAAAACAGCATCATCGCCCGTTCAAGCGAAAAGGCCGACCATGTTGATACAATTAACATCAGGGATAAAACCGGGAAATCTACCTGGCCGGATAAAAACACCGAGGAGCATATTGACTGGTTGCTTTCGAAGATTTCATACAACTCACTTCAAAAGGAGTATTACAATAACCCAATTATCCAGGGTACCGTATTTAAGGAGGTAACGTGGGGGAAATGCCCTAAACTGTCAGATTTTAAGTTTCTGGTAGCTTACGGCGACCCCGCACCCTCGAATAAGGAGAACAAGGATAACTGCTATAAGGCTTTGTTCCTGATTGGTGAGCTTGAAGGTAAGTTTTATATCCTTACCGGGTTTCTCGAACAGGTGAAAAATGCGCGGTTTGTAGAGTGGTATTACGACACTGAGCAATATATCAATGGCCGCAGTCAGGCGTTTAATTACATCGAAAACAACTCGCTGCAGGATCCTTTTTACGAACAGGTATTTCAGCCGCTTTTCTTTACCATAGGCAGGGAGAAGGGACATTATGTCCATATCACTCCCGACGTGCGCAAAAAGCCCGACAAGTTCGCACGCATCGAGGGGAACCTTGAGCCGTTGAACCGTCAGGGACGATTGATCTTTAACGAAGCCGAAAAGTCGAACCCGCACATGCTCCGTCTCGAGGATCAGTTCCGGAACTTCGCTGCAAATACGACGAGCCACATTGACGGCCCTGACGCTGTTGAAGGAGGCGTTTTTATTTTAAATCAAAAAACAATTGCCTCCGAACCCATTACGCTGGGAGTTCGAAAAGGAGGCGCTAAACATTATTAATAAATCACGATTATGGGCTACATCGCAAAAGCAGATCTTGAAACAAGTATTGAGCAAACACTTTTAGATACGCTCGATTTTTCCACCGACGATAGTATAATTACTACAGCCTGTTCGCAAGCCGCAAGCCAGCTCCGGGCATATCTGAGCGAAAAGTATGATATTGCTACGGAACTCTCCAATTCTGGAACTGAGCGTGACGATATGGTTCTGATGATCGCACGCGACCTGGCTATTTATCACATTTGGAGCTATGTCGATGCTGCCAGTATCCCACATACCCGCAGCGCTCGCTATGCCGCTGCGCTCGACTTTTTGAAAGCTGCCCAATTAGGTACTGCATCAGTCAATATCAATTCGGCTGTAATTGCTTATTCGCCAATTGCAGGCGGATCAAACGACAAACGCGTATCACATTATTAAGATGCCTGAGAATAAGGATATAAATAAGGATCCCATTCGTTATCCGATGTGTAAGGATCAGTCTGCACAAATTGACTGCCGTAAATCCGAGTGCCCACATTATCAAGGCGCCGGACAATGTGGTAATAGTAGTCCTGCCATAACGCTAAACCCCAATGGAACTTTTGTATGTTGGACTCAACATTTACCTATACCCATTTGACTTTGAAATTTATAATTTAAAAATATATGGCCAAGACAACACGAAAACCCGGTGCTACCGGAACGATAAAAGTCACAGAGCTTGTACTGAAACAGCCCTACAGATCAAATGTGGATATTGCCTCATGGCGAACAGCCATACAGTCCGCTGAAAGTATAATTTCGCCTAGGCGTTTGCTCCTTTATGATCTTTATGAGGACTTGATGTTAGATGGACATTTGCGTTCTGTGATCGATAAGCGACGCCGGGCTGTTCGCGCTATGCCCATATCTTTCCTGAAGGATGGTGAGGAAGTCGAAGCCGTTTCCAATTTTTTAAATACGTCCGCTTTTCGCCAAATGCTTTCCGACCTCAATGATCACAAATTTTATGGTCATACGTTGGTTCAATGTGATTTTACCGACGAAAAACTGAAGTACGATCTCATTCCGCGAAAACATGTAATGCCCGAGTTTGGTCTGGTCACCATTAATCAAGGCGATACCTCAGGCATCGATTACCGGAGTAATCCCGAAAGCGGTTATGTCATCGAGGCTGGTGGAAATCGCGACCTTGGTCTTCTTGTTTCGGCTGCTCAGTATGTAATCTGGAAACGCGGTTGCATGGGCGACTGGTCAGAACTGGCCGAGCTTTTTGGCCGTCCCCTGCGCAAAGGGAAATATAATCCGAGCGATACAGCCGGTAAGGCTGCACTCTTACAAATGTTGGCGAATTTGGGAGGAGCTCCTTATATAGCATATCCCGATGGCACCGACGTTACGGTTGACGCTGCCGGAAGCAATCTTACCGGCGATATCTATCAACTTTTAAAGGCAGCGTGCAATGACGAAATTTCAAAACTGATAATCGGATCAACCCTTACCACCGATGCCGGCAATAAGGGGGCAAGGGCATTGGGTGAAATTCATGAGCGTGGGGAGCAGGATGTTTTTAACGAGGACTGCATGGATATTATGTCCATTCTTAATAACGACTTCTTTCGGTTGATGGAACTGCATGGTTTCCCGATGGCCGGTGGCGAATTCTTCTATCAGGACACTGAGGAGTTAAGTCGTAAAGTTCAGCTCGATATGGTTAAGACCATAAAAATTGATCTTAGTGTACCGGTTTCGGATGATTATATATACGAAACTTTCGATATCCCTAAACCAGAGAATTACGATCAATTAAAGGCCGATCAAAAAGCGGCAGTCGATGCTTTAACAGCGAGCAAAGCAGCTGTAGCATTGGCTGCGGGCGATCAGGCGCCGGCTGTAAATGAAGGGCTGGAACCGAATGCGGGACAGGCATTAGCCGAAGAGGGTAAGGATGGATCGGTACCCTCAAAGCCCGCCAAAGGCAAAAAAAAGGATACCACGCCCGATAAACCATCCGGAAGGTTAAGGGCACTCTTATCCGGCTTCTTTACAACCCTGCGGGGTAAAAAGAATCCAATCGATGCTTTTGCCGATCAGGCGCAATCCGAAGCACACCGCATTGCCAAAATGATCTACGACGATAATCTGCCCGATGGTTTTGTGGTCGATGAAGATTTGGTGCAACTCATTGCCGATAGCCTGGTAAAAGCCATTGAAGAGGGTTACGGAACGATTGGCGATTATGAATTTGGAAGCAATAGAAGGGCGCTAGGTGAAAAGCTCATCCAAAATGCCTATCAATTTAGCGCCGCCAAGGTTCAGGGCTTTCAACACGACATGAAGGCGCTCATGCTCGACGGTGACGGTAATCCGCTTTCCTTTTCGAACTTCAAAAAAGTGGTCGACTCCCTGAATATCCAATACAACAAGAACTGGATGCAGACCGAATGGAATACATCCACCAGCTCCGGGATTATGGCCGATAAATGGCAGAAATATGCCGATGATGCAGACGTAATGCCATACCTGGAGTTTATCACTGCGGGTGATGATCGGGTACGTGAGGAGCATGCTGAACTGAACGGAGTAATCCGTCCGGTGGATGATGAGTTCTGGGATACTTACTATCCTCCGCTCGATTGGGGATGCAGGTGTGATGTTATCCAAGTCACCAATCCGAATGCCAAACCTACCGACGTTTCCGAGATGGATCTACCGGCGATCGATGCGCAATTTGCCAATAACTCGGGTAAGACGGGTAAGGTTTTTAACGACGAAAATCCAACGATGAAAGCCGCCTCCGATTCCGCTTTATCATTTGGTCTTAATTTGTCCAAACAATATATCGACGATCTCGATGATTAATCTATCCTGCAATAAGGTCTCGCTTGATAATCTCAAGCGACAGGCAAAGGAGGCAATCCGCCGCTTACCTCCTCTCCTGGGCGCCGAGGCTGTGCGCCAGACCAAAGAAAATTTTCAGCGCGGGGGGTTTGACTCCGGAATGGAGCCCTGGGCACAGCGGAAAAACGATTCGGATCCGGGTCGCGGAGTGCTAATCGGTAAAGGAACCGGACACCTGTTTAAGGACATCAGGGTATTGAGTCAGACCGACAATATGGTCATTGTAGGTACGACACTGCCCTATGCGCGTATCCATAACGATGGAGGTACCATTAACCATCCGGGTGGAACAGCCTTTTTCCCTAAGGCTGGAAAAATAGTATATGTCAGTAATAAGATAGCCTCAAATCTGGCCACAACGGGGCACAAACTGCCCCGAACGAAGGCACATCCAATCCATATTCCTCAGCGTAAATTTCTGGGAACGTCACAAATTTTAACCACCAATCTCCAGGCTATTGTCGCCAGAGAAATGAAATCAGTTAATAACCGGTAGAGACGCACAGCGGTGCGTTTCTATTCCTAATAAATATACCATGGAAGAAATATTTCGGACCATTTTTACAGCTTGCAAAACGTTATCCTGGTTAAAGCAAATAAGCGCCGAAGAAGGCCAGCTTGAGGCTATTGACCAGGACGGCCAATTCAAGCCGGTAGCATTATTGCCATGTATCTTAATCGATGCCCAGGCAATTCAATGGGAGGCCGGCGATCTGAATACCCAATCCGGAACGGCAACCATTGTCACCCGGTTTGCTTACCGGAAAATAGCCGATCAAAGTAACCTTACGGCAATAGATGCCTTCAATGCCTCTTTAAATGCTTTAAAAAACAGGAGTATGGTGGAAAGTGCAATCGCCAATGCTCCCGAGCTTGCTGGAGTTCATGGCCGCCTATCCCGTATGTCGACACGTCGCGAAAAACGGTCCGATGGA